ACTCCGGATCGAAAACAAACACCTCGTCGTATATAACTCATCCCAATCCCCAGCCAGAATCAATAGTGTTTGTATGCATGAATTATCTCATATCATTTTGGGGCATGAGCTTCACAATGCACACGTCTCCAGTGAGGGCCATTTGGTTCCAAGCAACTACAATAAAGAACAGGAAGATGAAGCTGATTGGCTTGGTGGAACTCTCCTGTTGCCAAGACCTGCTCTATTAGAAATTAGATCGCTTAAGTTAACGGATGATGAAGCTGAAGCCAGGTATTGTGTTAGTACTGATATGATTAGATGGCGATTTCGCATGACAGGAGTTGACTATGCTCTGGAATTTAATTTCGATGACTGAGAGTGTGTCTCTGAACCATGACGACATGGCAGCGGTCATGACGAGGACGGTCCTTATTACGTCGACGTTCGAGAGGCCGCAAAAGCAGGGGCCAAAGCATTAGCCGCATCGTTCGGGTCTGACGTAGATTTATCAGATTGGGCAGCAGCTTAAACCAACCGGCCCCTACGGGGGCCAACCCCATACAGGAGAAAGACCATGAAAACACCTCAACTAAGCCACGGCGTTATCTACAACGGTGAAGAGATCACCACTCCCCTCGGCCTGCCTCGCGGTCCACAGGACACCCTGAAAGTCGGCGAGAAGATAGAAATAACCAACCCGGACCTGCTGCTAGACCCACGCAAAAAAGGCTTTATCAAACGGGTACTCTAATCACGCAGGGGCGCTGTAGACTACGCCCGTTAGACATTACAGTACATTACAGCACAGGCTAAAAAACCGCGGAAATTGACGTTTTCGCGGTTTTTTTTATGGCTAGACGTAATCTGACGTAATCTTTTTTTGTCTATTAAGGTGGAGGCCCCGTGGATAAAGGGATCGGGGCTTTTAGTTTGGAAAAGTAAAGAGGGGCCGTGGACCACGGGAAATGGAGGCGGAATTGCTCTGGAGGCCACGCGGTGCGGGCTTTGGGGGGCATGGACCACGGACCACGGAGCTACCTATGCGAGCCCCTTCTATAGTACCGTATTTTGAGAAAAAAAGATTTGATTTTATTTTTTATGGAATACGGTACGTTTGACGTAACTGACGTAACCCTTCCCTATCTACGTGGTCTGTAGCGTTACGTCTACCATTACGTCTAATTATTATAGACGTAATGACGTAATGTTTTAACCTAATCTACGGGGTGCGCGCGCGACTCATTTTTTAGAAAAAAAACTTATTTTTTCTGAGAATACGGTACTATAGAAACCCCTGAAAATAGACACATTGGCGACCAGTCGATACAATACCGTTTTTTTCACTAGTGAGGTTACGATGACACTCTCTGGCATCACCCCACGGGAGCATACTCTGCGCTTGTGTCACGGCATCCATAAACAAACCCGGTGGCCATTCAAAGCGATGATCCTCGGCGATTACTTCGTTGTCCGCTCGAAAGAGGACGCCAAGCGCATCAACAGCGCCCTGTCGACGTTTTATAAGTCCCGTAATGGCACAGGCCGACGTTTTTCTGTGGTGCAGTCAGAAGGCCCTGTGTGGACCTGTAGGAGAACAGCGTGAGCAAACGAGATGAGGGAAAGCAACGCCGGGACATTCTAAATACGAGCCCGCTAAGGCCCGCAGTTCGCGCTAAGCTCGAGCAGCGGTTAAGCGAGCCGGTAGCGCCACTTAAAGATCAGAAGCACGCTGTCAACCCCCGGCAGTGGAAGTTTATTCAGGAATTCATATCAAATGACGGGCGCATAACCCTGACTGAAGCCGCCATACGCGCCGGGTATCCCAAAGAATCGGCGAGCGCGATAGCTTCAGAACTCACAGACCCCAAGAAGAAACCGCACGTCGTTGCAGCCATCCAAGAATATCGAGCACAGCTTGCTGAGAAATACGGCACGAACTTTGACCGGCACATGCGCGACATGCAGATGATTCGTGACAAGGCTCTCGAGGCAGGCAATTTTGGCGCAGCAGTCTCTGCTGAATACCGGCGCGGCCAAGCTCTCGGCACCATCTACATCGAGCGGAAGGAAATACGGCACGGCACCATCGACAGCATGTCGAAAGAGGAGGTCACTCGAAAGCTCGAAGAGATCAAGGCGCTGTACGGCTCACCACCGCAGACCCTGATTGACATCGAGCCTGAGCAGATCGAAGAGGTCGAGGAGGTCGAAGAGATTCCCCCGGCTAAGACCATGATCGAGGAGATGCGCGATGCCGAGCGGTCCAGAAGCAGCACTGCACAAAAGAGTGAAGACAAACTTGCCGGACGCGACGATAGTGCGACTGGAGAACCGGGTGAACCTCGGGATACCGGACTGCCTGATAGCCTTGCCGCCGACGTACTCGATGGTGGAGCTGAAGGTGGTGAAGGCGGGCAAGAAAGTGAGAATGAGTCCGCACCAGATAGCCTTCGCCCTAAAGCACGGGACGATGGGGATGCCGACGTACATTTTAGTCCAGTGGCACCCGAAGGGGACGACCAAGGCCGCTGAGACGCGCCTGCTGCTGTACCACGGCACGCAGGCTCAAGAGCTGCACGAAAAGGGCGTAGAGACGCTCCCAGTAGCCCAGTGGGCCTTGAATGCAGTCAACTGGAGTGAAATGCGTGCTGAAATAGTAAAAGGACGCCGTATATGAGTCTCACAAGCGCTGTAAGCGCGCTTAGCCTGACCCCTTGCCTACCCACCGCCTACAAGAGAACGTGTCACAGTGGAAACTGGGAAGGGGCCCTCGGCCGCCCCCGCGCGGGGTGCGAGCGGCGCGTTTTTGGCTCTGGGCGCCCAGATGCGTGGACCATGGCCCGAGGTGCCCGAATCGGGGCAACCACTACATGTTGTGTTGGGCATGGATCAAGAGCCGTGGAAATAGCTAAGTGCTTGATTTATAACGATTCACTATTTCCGGTAATAGTTATTACCGGAAATAGCGGGTCCCTTTTGGCCGATTCGGATCGTCGAACGAGCGTTCGTTCGACGAAAGGCGCGGATCGTGGCCCCTCGCTCAACAAGAGGGCTATAGCCAGTTTTCACACAATTAATTTGACCCAAAACAAAAATGGACCATGTTCCACGTGGAACGCCCTAGCTAACCCACCCCCTTGTTTCTGACAAACAAAAGGGCTATAAATTTTTAGCAAATTTCTACTAAATGGAATTTTTATGCAGCAAGATGTCGAAGCAGAACGATTAAAACTAGAACTTCGTCTAGCCCTGTTAGATGGCCAAGAAAAGGCTCAGAACACATTTATTGGTTTCTCTCAATACGTCTGGCCTGAAGCGATACTCAGCAGCCACCATAAGATCATGGCTGACGCCTTTGATCGCATAGCCAAGGGAACCCTGAAGCGCTTGATCGTGAACATGCCTCCTCGACACACCAAATCAGAATTTGCTTCGTATCTCCTGCCCGCTTACTTAATGGGCCGTAAGCCGACGACCAAGATTATTCAGGCAACGCACACTGGTGAGCTTGCTGTCAGGTTCGGCCGTAAGGTGCGTAACCTCATGGACCTTGATAAATACAAGGAGGTCTTCCCTGACGTTGCCTTGAAAGCTGACAGTAAAGCCGCCGGAAGGTGGGACACGAACAACGGCGGGGAGTACTTTGCTGTAGGTGTAGGCGGCGCGATGACGGGCCGTGGTGCGGACATGCTGATTATTGACGACCCGCACTCGGAGCAGGACGCGACGTCGGTGTTAGCTCTGGACAACGCTTGGGACTGGTACACGTCTGGTCCTAGAACGAGATTGCAGCCGGGTGGGGCAATTGTTATCGTCATGACGCGGTGGGGAACCAAGGACCTAACGGCCCGATTACTCAAATCTCAGTCCAACATGAATGCGGACCAATGGGAGGTTATTGAGTTCCCCGCCGTTTTTGATGAGGGCGAAGAGAACGAGCGCGCTCTTTGGCCTAGCTTCTGGGAGCTTGACGAGCTCAGGGCGGTCCGTGCATCGATGTCGGTGCAGAAATGGAACGCCATGTACCAACAACGGCCCACGGCCGATGAGGGTGCAATCCTGAAGCGTGAGTGGTGGCAGAAGTGGGAAAAAGACTACATGCCGCACATGGAATACATCATCCAGTCTTACGATACCGCGTACTCGAAGAAGGAGACGGCGGATTACTCTGTCATCACGACGTGGGCGGTGTTCTTCCCCACGGAGGACTCTGGGCCTAATCTGTTGCTTGTTGACATGCGTAAAGGCCGGTGGGACTTCCCTGACCTAAAGCGTAAGGCGAAGGAGCAGTATGACTACTGGCAGCCGGATAACGTCTTAATCGAGGCCAAGGCGACGGGAACCACGCTCCAACAGGAACTGCGTAGGATGGGTATTCCTGTCACGATGTATAGCCCCGGCGGGCGACGCGCAGGTCAAGACAAAGTATCCCGTGCAAACTCCATCGCACCGATTTTTGAGTCCGGCATGGTCTGGGCCCCCGAGACGGATTGGGCGGAGGAAGTCATCGAGCAGTGTGCCGCGTTTCCTAACGGGGATAACGACGACATCGTGGACAGTACGACTCAGGCTTTGATGCGTTTCCGTGCCGGTAACTTTATCTCTCTGTACAGCGATGAAGAGGACGATCCTTCGGAAAATGAAGGGCTTGTCCCAGAGTATTACTAGGGCTAGAATGCGAAATAACTAACCTTATCTGTAGGGCTTCACCCATGCCTAATTATCCTGCTAGAGACATGCTCCTTAGAATGGCCCACGGAGGCCCAGTGCACACCCCGTCGGGTGAGCCGGTTTACGGCAAGGGCGCCACTGCAGCCGATCTTCTGGCAGCGGAACAAAGAGTCCTTGGTGAGATCGCCGCGGACCCTTCTTCGTGGGACCCGGCTGTTGCCTATAACGCTATTTTGGAATCAGGCGTTACTATTGACGATGCGTTAGCGGCAGGCGTAAAGCAATCTACTATTGACGCAATTTTCACCTCTGGCGCACCGCTGCCTGTTACTGCTTTCTCTACTCCTTCCACGGTAACCTCTGCATTTGAATCCGCTCCGTATGCGGGCCAGAGCATGGAGCAGATTAGAAGCGGCGTGCAGAACTACGTCGCGGGGCTCATGGCCGACGGTGTGATAGACGAGAATGAACGGCGTGAAGCGCAGGCTATTGCCACACAGCAGGGTGCAACTTTCCAAGACATGTTAGCCGCGGGCGTTGATCCGAGCATCTTGTTCAACGTGACAAAAACACCTGAAGAAATAACGAAGGAAAAGCAAGTACAGGATTCCGTGGATAGGTTTGTGAACACGCAGCCAGAGTACGTCGCCCCTACGGTCTACGACCCCGCAGGTTTTGGAACGGACCCCGGCATTTATGCGCCCGGCGAGGAAGCACTTGACCGTGAGTTCAGGGACAGCGCTCCACGGACCGAGGTCCTTGATCAGTATGGCAACCTTGTAGGCTTTGACTACACGCCTGCTGCTAAGTTGCTCTCGGCCACCGGATCAGGGTTCAGTTGGACCCCTCCTTCGGTCACGGGCCGACCGCGTTCGCTCATGGACACCGGTACCCTTAACCGTTACACCCAAGGCCGCTCGGCACAGGACCTTCGTCAATTGACCGGCGACAACTACGACCAGTACAGCGGCCTCCTGAACAACAGGGGAAGTTATGGTGGCGGTCTTTCTCGCTCACAGCTTTTTGCGTTGACTCGTCAGCAGGACTCACAGCGTAGGGCCGCCGAACGAGAAAATGCGGCGCCAACCACAGGAACTATTTCTGACTACCTGCGATTAAATCCGGATGTCGGAATAGACTACGCTCGCGCTAAGGCGGCAGGGGAAATCCCTGCAAACACTACGCCAGAGAGTTTCGCTCTGAACCACTACAACACCTACGGCCGCGCTGAGATAGCTGCGGGCAAGCGAACGCCGTTTACCTTGGCTCAGGCCCAAGGCAGTGG